CTGAGCCCGGACCTGATCCCAGACCTGAGCCCGGACCTGAGCCCAGACCTGATCCCCGACCTGAGCCCCGACCTGAGCCCGGACCTGATCCCCGACCTGATCCCCGACCTGAGCCCGGACCTGAGCCCAGACCTGAGCCCAGACCTGATCCCCGACCTGAGCCCCGACCTGAGCCCTGACACCGCTCGCGAGCTTGGCGAGCATCGCTGCGCCGACGGCGCCAGCCATTGGCGAGGAGAGCCAGACGATGATCCGCGGTGGCTCCAATTTGGCCGAGCGATACGCATCGGCCACCGCAGCCTCGGCAGCCTTGCGATCCGTCGCGCGTGTCGACAGGCCAAATTGGAGCCACCGCTCGCGGTATTCCGCGAGCTTCGCCTCCTGCGCAGACGTCAGCTTCGTCAGCTTCGGAGCCATCAGTCCTGTACCTGCCGCACGCGGCTCGAGTCCCACGACTGCTGCACGCGGACTCGGTAGTTCCCGGGCTTGAGCGAGATCGGCGTGTGGCGGTCGACACCGCCGGACCCGCCTCCGATCACGCGGACGTCCGCTCCTTCGCCACCGATCTCGAGCAGCCGCTCCGCGCGGCCGTCCTTGAACCGGAAGAGCTTCGCTTCGCCGCCCTTCACGGCGTGGAAGTGGCCGCTGGTCTCTCCTTCGGCGAGGACGATGCCGCGAGCGTCCGTCGGCGCCGGCTCGATGTCGGCCGGCATCTTCTCGATCTGCTCGAGCAGCACATCGCCCTGTCTGACGATGAACGGATTGGTCGCCTTCGTCTTCTTCTTCATGATGGGCCTCCTACGCATCTCCTCGGTCGAGTCGTTCTCCCCACTGCTCGATGAGGTGCAACATCTCCGCGCGCGCGCTTCGTGGCAGGAAGACGAGCGCGAACGCCGGCAACACCGAGCCGTCCGCGAGACTGGGATTCGCCCAGTGCGAGACCTTGCTCGGGTCGATGCCCAGCTCTCGGGCGAGAGCGTCGCGCTCTCGACGTGACGTCGCGGTCTGAAGAGCATCGGCGACGCGACGTCGCCACGCCATCTCACGCGGTCGAGAACGCGTCGTTCGCTGATCCTGCGATGGCGCTCCGGTACTGAACGCCGGCCCACGGAAAGGCCGTTCTGTACTCGGCGGCGGACGAGCGGAGCCGGCACGCTTCTGCGACATGGCGAATCGACCTCAACCCGCGGCACGCGCGTGATCGTTCGACGGCAACTTCGAGAGCTTGGGGAGCGCCTCGATGATCGAGCGCATGAGCCAACGATTTGGCGTCGACTTGTCCAGCTCCCACCGCGACACCGTCATCGGGTCGACGAGAAGCTTCTGACTCAACTGCACCTGCGTGAGCCCGGCGGCCTCGCGCGCTTCCTTCAACGCACGCCCGAAAGAGCGTCGGGCCCCGCTTCGTCGTTTGGCCATCTGGCTAGGAGTATGCCTATGCGAACGCCGAAAGCAAGTGCCTTCTTCTGCGAAGCCACGGAGACGACTAGGCTTGTGCCTATGGCTTCGCCCAAGACGACGGAAAAACAGCCCGATGCGCCCTCGGCTGACGTGACGAAGACACCGTCGATGGAAGACGTCGTGCGAGGGCAGAAGATGAAAGCGGCGCGCGAGGCTGCGGGTCTCACGCAGGGCCGACTGTCGAAGGAGACCGGTCTCGACGTCTCCACGCTCTCACGTATCGAGCTTGGGAAGCACGCACCGAACCGCCTCTCGCGTCTCGTGATTGAACGCGTGCTCGGCTTGCCAGAGGACGGTCTGGCAACGCCGAGCGAGATCCCGCGCGTCGGCCGCTCGCAAGAAACGCGCTACGGAGACGACGTTGTCGGCGAGTTCGTTCGTCGCGCGGAGGCGTTGGACATCCCACGGCACGCGATCGACGCGGTTCGCGACGCGGGTCTGCTGGAATCGATGGGCATGGTGACCGTTGAGACGTTGCTCTCGATGGCGAGGGGAGCGGCTCTCGTACGTCCGCAAGGCGATCGACCAGACCCAGAGAAGGCCGCGCTCGCGATTCCGAAGATGGGCGCGCGACGTCGCCCGGCGAAGTCGCGGCGATGAGGTTCGTGGTTCGCGCCGCCGCCGTGGTCGTCGGCGCCATCGTCGGCGTTCTTGTCGCGCGCGTCTTTCTCCTCAACACCATCGAGCAACTCGCTCTCGCGCTGTTGATGGATGGCGCGCTGGGTGCCAGAGCGATCGATCCATTCTCGTTTCTGACCTCACCCGTCGGTCTCAAGCTTGAGGTCGGCGCGCTGCTCGGCGTCGGAGGCGCCGCGCTCGCGAGCGAGAGATGGATCGTGCCTCGTCTGCAACCGATCGCCGCCGCGCCACCGGAGACCGATGTCACCAGCACGACGAATCGCCGACCGCTCGTGGTGGCTCTCGTCGCCATGCTCGTGATCGCCGCCGTCGCTCTGGGTCTAGCGCTCGGCGGCGTTCGGCTCTAGGCCGCTGCGATCAGCGCATTCCGCCCTCGCGCGTCGGTGATCGGCACGCGCCGTAGTTCATGAGGCAGCGTCTTCGCCTTCGCGAGGCGTCGCAGTTCGTGCTCGCCGGGCCACCCGAAGGCCTCGCCGCGCACGTGCGTCGCGACCGGCGTCACGATCGCGACCGGCGTCCCGACGGTCTCGCTGTACCGCATCGCTGCGGATGTTTGCGAGCAGACCGCCGCGTCCGCGAGGATCGGCAGATCGAGCCCGACATCGTCGACGAGCGGAAGAAACGCTTGCCGTGGAGCGCGGAGGCACGCGGCGAGCTGGTTGCATGCACGCTCCTTCAGCGGGTCGTCCTCGCGGTAGAGATGGCGCTCGGCGATCTCGTGGTAGATCGTCCATGCTTCGCGGATCGCGGTGAGTCCGCGGCGAACGTAGATGCGCTCGCGAAGACCGGACGGGGAGTAGAAGCCCCAACCAACGACGAGACGGGGCAGGTATGAGAGCCACCCCCCTCCCATGAGGGCGCGTGCGAGGGCGTGCGGTCCCGGAGGCTCGGCCGGATCGATGCCGGCCTGCCGGTAGATTTCGGTGGCGTTCGTCTCGTGGTCCCAGATGTCGATCATTTTCCGGCCAGTCTGCCGCACCGGCTGGGCCATAGAGAATTGATGGAGTGACCGATAATGTCCGCGCGGCGCAGCCATTCGCACGCAGCACTTGACAAGGCAAACGCCTAGTCATAGACATAGGCGCATGAGCAATGCGCTGGATACGCTCAACGCCAACCCCCACGAGACAAACGCACGGACCGCGAAGGTGAAGCGCGTCGTCGACGCGCTTCTCGCCGGCAACGAAGCGAATCTCGGCCTGCTCGAAGCGACGGCGACAGCGCTCGCGGACGCCGGTCCGATCGGCGCTGCGTTCGCCGAAGCGGTGCGTGCGCGCGTGAACGCGACGCTCGCCGCCGGCGAGACGCCGATCCGGCCGTTGTCTCTCACGACGCGCGCGGAGGTCGCGATCGCGCTCGAAACGTACGTCAACCGCGCGCGACGCGTCGTTGCCTCGACGTGCGACGACTGCGAGCACTGCCGTCGCAACGGCTGCGACCGCCACGAGGCACGCGGCGATCTGCGCGCCCGTGCTCGTCACGTCCTCGACCACACCACGGGCTGCGACATCGAGGACGTGATCGCGACGTTGCGCGCGCAGGGCGAGGCGGACCTCGCCGAGATGGTCTTCGCCGAGAACGAATACCGAATCGGGTGCACGGAGGATCGCGACGATGGCTGACGGCCGGTTCGTTCTGCATCTGTGGCCGACCGAGTGCCACGAGCCGTGCGCCGCGGTCCTCGCGCGTGCGACGTCGCTCGACGAGGCGATCGCGACGGCGAAGCCGCACGTCGCCCGCTACACGCGCATCGAGATCGTCGACGCGCAGACGCAGCGCCCGGTCGCGACGGTCGGCGTGAGCCGATTCGATGGCGATGTCTACGTGGTGACGCACGAGCATACGCAACTCGACGCGCGCGAGCGCGTGAAGGAGGCGAGATGAGCAACGATCGAGACGACCAGGCCCCGAATGCGTACGTGTTCGGCGAGACGAAGAGCGAGCACCTGCCGCTTCTCCTCATCGCGAACGATCTCGCCGAGCTGCGTCGGCTGACGGCAGAGCGGAACGAACTGCTGCGCGAGTCGAACGCGCGGTTCGCGAAGGACGACGAGATCCGCCACGCGACACTCGCGAGCTTCGATCGTGCTGCGGAATTGGAAGAGCGGCTCGCGAAGACCGAGAAGGTGCTCGACCTGACCGTGGAACGCGTCAAGGAGATCGGCGACGACCTCGCGAAGGTCGCGGCGGTCGCGCCTCCGCCGGTCGCAGGGCTCGCACGCGCGGACGACGTCGAGAAGCGTTGGCTCCGTCTCGACAACCTCATCGCCAATCTCACCACCAAGGTCGACGAGATGCACGACGACCTCGCGACGATGCCGCGCGCGGAGGCGAAGTGACCCTCCGCACCCGCACCGTCCCGCCCGCCGTGATCGCTGCGATCGCGGGATGCGTGGAGACGGATCGATCGCTCGCCGTCGAAGCGGAACGGCTCGATCGAAACCGTGGTCGGCACGATTCCGACGTGAGCGCATTCGAGAATGCGCGGACCGCTGACGACGAAGCCACCCACGAACTCGGCGCCGCGTGCTGGGAGTGGCTCAAGCGCGAGGGCGTGGTGGCCGAGGTGGAGAAGGGAGGCGGGGAAGATGCCGCAGAGTGATCGAACGCTCGACGAACTTGTGGACGACGTCGTCGACGCCGCCTACTGCGACGGCGACGCGAACCGCGAGATCCGCGGCGCCGGCGTCGACAAGGCGCACGACGCCGTCCTCACGTTCACGGGCGAGATCGCCGTCAGCCTGCGCGACGTCGCCTTCACGCTCATGCGGTGCGACCTGACGCCGGAGCGCCGCGCCCTGCTCGCCGAGACGCTTGAGCGGCACGCCGCGGCGCTCGATGGGAAGGAGCGCGGGCGATGATCCGGCCGCCGCTCCTTCGCGCGAGCTTCGAGATCCAGCCCGACGAGCTCGTCGTCGACAACTTCGCGGGCGGCGGCGGCGCGTCGACCGGCATCCGAGCCGGGCTCACCCGCCCCGTCGACATCGCGATCAACCACGATGCCGCGGCGATCGCGATGCACGAGGCGAATCACCCGGAGACCAAGCACTACCGCGAGAACATCCTTGAGATCGATCCTGTCGAGGTCTGCCGCAGCCGCCGCGTCGGGCTCGTGTGGTTCAGTCCGGACTGCACGCACTTCTCCAAGGCGAAGGGGACGAAGCCGCTGAGCAAAGAGATCCGCGGCCTCGCGTGGGTGGTCATCGATTGGGCTCGCAAGGTCCGCCCCCGCGTGATGTTCCTCGAGAACGTCGAGGAGTTCCAGACGTGGGGGCCGCTCGACGACGAGGGGCACCCGATCAAGGAGCGCGCGGGCGAGACGTTCCGGCAGTGGCTGAGCCAGCTCGTCGACCTCGGCTACGACGTCGAGTTTCGGACGCTCGTCGCTGCGGACTTCGGCGCGCCGACGATCCGCAAGCGACTCTTCCTCGTCGCGCGCTGCGACGGGCTTCCGATCGTGTGGCCGGAGGCGACCCACGGGCTCGGGCGCGCCCATGCATGGCGCGCGGCCGCAGAGATCATCGACTGGTCGATCCCGTGTCCGAGCATCTTCGGGCGAAAGCGCAAGCTCGCCGAGGCGACGCTGCGGCGGATCGCGATGGGCCTGCGCAAGTACGTGATCAACAGCGCGCAGCCCTTCATCTTGCCGGTCACGCACCAGGGCGACTCACGGACGCACGGCATCTACGAGCCGATGCGCACGGTCACGGCCGCGCACCGCGGCGAATTCGCGCTCGCCACGCCCGTCATCGTCGGCGCGGGTGGGCCGAGCTACTCGGGCAAGCCGCGATCTGTCGACCAGCCGCTCGGCACGGTCGTCGCCGAGAACCACCGCGCACTCGTGACGCCGTTCGTGGTGCGGCACGGCCACTACTCGACCAAGACCGGCGCCGGTCTGCGCGAGGGGTGCGGCGCGGGGACGTTCCGCGGGCAGAAGCTCGAGGACCCGCTTGCGACGATCTGCGGGACGGAGGACAAGCACATCATCTGCCCGCTCATCAGCAAGATGTTCGGGGGCCCGAACGGTCACAGCACACCCGGCCACGACATCCGATCGCCGCTCTCGACGGTGACGATCAAGGATCACCACCGGCTGACCGCGGCGTTCCTCACCAAGTATTACGGCAGCGCGGGCGCGGGCGCGCCGGTGACGGCGCCCGTGCCGACGATCACATCGGGCGGCAAGCGTGGCGGAGGGCACATAGGCGCGGTCCGCGCGTTCCTCACCAAGTACTACGGAGCGAACGGCCGGCCGCAGACGGCGGACCTCTTCGATCCGCTGCACACGGTCACGACGAAGGCCCGCTTCGGCCTCGTGATGATCCACGGAGAGCCGTATCAGATCGTCGACATCGGGATGCGCATGCTCGCGACGCGTGAGCTCTTCGGCGCTCAGGGCTTCCCGGACGAGTACATCATCGATCCGCTCCTCTACGGAAAGCCGCTCAACAAGACGCAGCAGACGGCGCTCGCGGGCAACTCGGTCTGCCCCGACGTCGCCGAGGCTATCGTCGCCGCCAACACCCGTGAGCGGGGGCAGGTGGCCGCATGAACGCTCCTCGCCCCCGCGGTTCCCTCACGCCGGAAGCGATCGCGTGCATACGGCAGTACAACGGCGGCACGTCCGGCGCCGCGCAGATCCTCGCCGCGCTCGTCCACGTCGATCCGCTGCCACCGGCGATCCGCGCGGCGTACTGCGAGGCAACCGACGCGTGTCACCGCCTCGCCGAGCTGGCGGTGGTGATGCTCGAAGGGCGAGATGCGGCGGCGTTCGGGGACGTGGCGGAGACGCAGCCCACGGCGGCGAACGAGACGTTGGTCGCACACACGTGCAACGCGTGGTGCGGTTCACTGATGTGCACGGCCTGCGCGCAGGGATTGCCGCCGAATCCTACGCCGGCGATCGATGCGGCGATCGCGTCGCTCGACCGCGCCACGCGCGCGACCGACCCGGCGCCGCCGTCGACGTGGGACGTCGAGGCGATCGCGAAGGAAGCGCCTGGCGTCTACGACGTCGCGGCCGATCGCATGGGCCCGAACGGCGTGCGCGTGCGTCTGCGCGGCTCCGACGCCGAGATGCGCGAGGCGATCCGAGAGCGCGTGACGCTGAAGACCGGCCTCGCGTGTGAGGTGGTCGAACGAGAGGACGTGATGCCGTGAGCGCGCGCGTCGTCGGTACCCCGAGCTTCTGTCAGCGCCGCGCGCCGGAGGGCGGCAAGTGTCGCCGGTTCGCGTCGAGCCGATGCGGCTGCTGCGGCGTTGGCGTCTGTCGCGAGCACGTCCGCATGGCGACGCGCGACGGCGTGTCGATCCTCGCATGCACGCTCTGCGTCGAGCGCCGGTTCGCCATCGTGGTCGCTGCGGACGAATCGAGGTCAGCGTGAAGCCGCGTGTCCTGCCGTCCGGCGTCGTGCGCCGCTGCGTCTTCATCGGCGGTCGCCGGCGCGCGTGGTTCTGCTTCGGCGACGCCGGCCTCGGCGTGTCCAAGTCGTTCGCCACTGCGCGGATGCTCGCGACTCGGGGGCCGTCGTGGCGCTGACCGCCGATCGTCTCGACGCCGCCCTCGCTGCCATCCCCCGCGGCGAGCTCGACGAGTTCGACCTCGCGCGCATCGAGGCGATGGTCACGGGCTACACGTGCATGTGGGACGACGTCCCATGCGAGGTGCTCGGGGTCGAGCACGAGTTCCAGTTCCCGCTCGTCGATCACTGGCTGCTCGGCGGCAAGATCGATCTCGTCCTGCGTCTCGCCGATGGTCGCCTCGCGATCGTCGATCACAAATGCATCGCGGGGGACGCTCGAATCTTGAACCACGCAACCGGTAAATACGAACGCGCGGACGATCTTTGTACGCGCGGAGACGCTCCGCTCGTCTCGGCAATGAGGAGCGACGGATCGATTGTTGTTGTCCAGGCCAAACCGCTTCGTCGCGCTGGAATGCGACCGATCTATCGGGTCCGCACGCTCAGTGGTCGCAGCGTACGAGTGAGCGGCAATCATCCCATGTATACCCAACGTGGATGGGTCACTGCGGACGCGGTGACGAGCGAGGACTGGTTGGCTGTCCCGCGTCGTCTGACTTCCCCTCGCACCGATGCGCCGTTCTCCGACGAAGCCATTCGCTTGATTGGGTACATGATTGGCGACGGGTGTACAGCACGAATGCAGTTCACCAAGACGGACGAGACTGTGCTCGCGGACGTCGTCCGATGCGCGGCGGTAGTTGGTGAGACCGTCTCAGTTTCTTACCCCCAAAAACCCAAAGCGCCTTACGTTTCGTTTTCTCAAGCACGCGGAGGTGTCGAAAGACGTAGTGGGAAGCTCGGTTGTGTTGGTGCGTTACTCGACACGGCTAGCCTGCGCGACGCAAGATCCGCCAACAAGCGACTACCGCTGCATCTCGGGCTATCCGATCGTCAACTCGGCCAATTGTTGGGTGCGTTGTGGAGCACCGACGGCTGCATCGACGCGCGTGCATGTGGGTCGGTTCGAATCATCTACACATCTGTATCTGCTGGCCTCTGCGAAGACATCCAGCATGCACTCCAACGTCTCGGAATAGTTTCGTACGTTCGACACAACACGGTCATGTATCGAGGTGAGAGGCGCCCTGTATCCACCGTCCAGATCGTTTCGCGTGCGTCTCGCCGTCGATTCCTATCGCTTGCGATCGATGGCGTGATTCCGGTTCTTCGATCCGCTATCCCGCTGAACTCCGCAATCGAATTGATTCCCACGTCTGCGCAAGGTGATGACTCGCGACTTCAACCATCGGAGAATGAACACGTATGGTGGGACCGTGTGACGTCAGTCGACCTCGAAGCGAGCGAGGAGACGTACGACGTTGAAGTGCCGGAATACCACTCGTTCGTCGTCGACGGCTTCGTCACTCATAACACGTCAGGCGAGGACGTCTCAGCCGGCTCGACGTATCGCGAGCGGCTGATCCTCAACGGCCAGGTCACGCAGTACATGTGGGGCGCCGAGACGCTCGGTTGGGAAGCCGACGTCTTCATCTTCGACGTGCTGTCGAAGCCGCTGCACCGCCCATACGGCGTCACCAAGTCGCGCCACGTCGCCGAGACGCCGCAAGAGTATCGATCGCGGATCCTCGAAGCGATGAAGCTCGAGCCCGGCGCGTACTTCGCGCGGATCGAGATCACACGCAACGAAGCCGAGCGTGGCGAGTACGTGCGCCGCATCCACGACGACGCGGCGTTGATGGATCACGTGCGCAACGCGACGTTGAACACGCCGAACGAGCATGGCTGCTTTGTCGGCAAGTCACCGTGCGAGTTCTGGCCGGTGTGCAGTGGTGTCGCGTCGGTCGATGACCCGACCCTCTACCAAGTCACGAAGCGTCATCGCGAGCTCGAGCAAGCGGTCGACATCGACGCGCAGCTCATGACGAACAGTCGACGAGCATCCTTCAACCGTTGCCGTCGGCTCCATCACTATCGCTACGACCTCGGGCTCTCCGCGCGCGCGCAGAGCAAGCACCTCATCTTCGGAAACGCGATCCATGTCGCCCTCGAGCGGTACTGGCTCTCGCGCAAGAACGATTCGCAGTCCACCGCGGCAGAGTAATTCGACGCCGCAGAAGGAGATCCAAGTCATGGCCGCCGTCCCGCAGTCCACCACCAACACCCTGCCAACGCTCGCTTCGATGGTGAAGACGAGCATCGCACGCAAGCCTTTGCGCGTCGTCCTGTACGCGCCGGAGAAGACCGGCAAGACGACGTTCGCCGCGCGTGCGCCGTCGCCGATCTTCCTCGGTACCGAGGACGGTTTCGGCGACATCACGCCGACGCCGCCGATCCACGACCCGTCGTCGTGGACCGATGCGCTCACGTTTCTGCGCGTCTTGCGAAGCGAGCAGCACGACTACAAGACGCTCATCATCGATACGGTCGACTTCCTCGAGCCTCTCTGCTGGGAGCACGTCTGCAAACGCGAGGGCGTAGACTCGATCGAAAAAATCGGTGGCGGATACGGGAAGGGCCACCTCGCTGCGCAGCTCGAGTGGAGGAACTTGCTCGCCGATCTAGATCGCCTTCGCGCGAAGGGGATGACGATCATTCTGCTCGCTCACTCGAAGACGCACACGTTTCAGAATCCCGACGGAGAGGACTACAGCCGATACACGCTCGCGATGAATGAGAAGAGCGCCGGGTTGATCAAGCAGTGGGCGGACATCGTGCTCTTCGCGAACTTCGAGACCTTCGTCGACATCGAGAAGGGGCAGAAGAAGGGCAAGGGCCTCGGCGGCCAGACGCGCAAGCTCTACACGCAGCGGCGCGCGTCGTTCGACGCCGGCAATCGCTTCTCGCTCCCCGAGGAGATGCCGCTTGCATGGGACGAGTTCGATGCGGCGATGAAGGCCGGAGCGCAGCGCATCGCCGACCTCAAGACGCAGATCGTGGCGTCGCTCGGCGACAACGCCGATCCGAAGCTCGTCGCATGGGTCGATTCGACGGCCGACGCGGGCAAGCTCGCCGAGGCGCTCAACAGGCTGCAGGCGAAGGCCTCGGCCCAGCAGACGACGCCGGCGACGCCGGCGAATGGAGGTGCAGCATGATCGCCGCCGGCTACTACGACGCGCAAATTACCGCCCACGGGCTCATTGCGGACGACGACAACCAGGCCAACCCGGTCCAGTACGCGATCGAATTCGAGATCGCGGACGAGGGGCCGCACCAGGGCGACTCGATCACCTGGTTCGGCTACTTCTCCGACGCCGCCTTCCCCTACACGATCGAGAAGCTCCGTCGTGCCGGCTTCGTCGGCACAGATCTGCGAAACCTCGCTCGTGCGGACGACAAGCCGGTACGCATCGGCATCAAGCACGAGACCTACCAGGGACAGATACGAGCGAAGGTGACGTCGATCGGTGGTGGGAGCATCGTTGCATCGCGGCAGGTTTCCACCGACAAGGCTGCCGCGTTCGCGTGCAAGATGGAGCAGCGGATTAAGGCATGGGATGCGAAGGCAGGGTCGCCCTCGCCGCGCTCGGCCGGGACGCGGCCGGCGCCGGGTAACTCGCGCAGCGGCAGCACGAACGATCCGATTGGCGGCGAGCGCGACCCTGGTTCGGACGATATTCCTTTTTGAGATCGCCCGAGTGCGCTGCGCTCATGCGGCGCATCGCTGCCGACGCGTGGCAACGAGCGCCGCATGAGGACGTCAGCATGCTCGGGCGAAGCAACCCAGGGCCACGAGACGACGAGAGCTTGAACGCGCTGCGCAGGATGCTGCGGGCGATGGAGACGACATGAGACCCGGTGAAGTGTTCGGCCGATTGACATTCGTATCGCGGATGAAGCCGACGAGCCCGAGGGGGATCTTCCGCTGCGCGTGCGGTGCAGAGTACGTCACGTTGCGACTCGCCGACGTCCGCCGCGGACATGTCGCATCGTGCGGCTGCCTCCAACGCGAGAAGGCCGCCGCGACGATGAAGAAGAATCGCGCCGCGATGGTGCCGGCGTCGCGGCTCGCACGCGAGATCAAACGCGCCGACCGTCTCGAGAGCGAACTGCGTCTCAGTCGCGCCGCGCTCGAACAGATCGTCGCGATGGCGGACAACCGCGAGCACTTCGTTGCGCGAGGCGCACACACGCTCGCCGAGATCATCAACCACGCGCACGTCGCTCTCGCGGCGACCGCGCCCATCAAGAAGGACAACGCGGCATGAGCACCACGATCGACTCAGCGAAGAAGGTGGAGATCCTCAACGTCAACCTCGAGCAACTCCACGAGTCGCCGTTCAATCGGCGCCGCACGTGGGGCGATCTCAAGGAGCTCGCGGCGTCGATCGGCGCCGTCGGCATCCTCGAGCCGCTCATGGTGCGCGCGCACCCGACGAAGAACAGCGGCGCCCTCGAGCTCGTGTTCGGCCACCGGCGTCTTCGGGCGGCCAAGCTCGCCGAGCTCAAGACGGCACCGGTCGTCGTCCGCGAGCTGACCGACGAGCAGGCGATCGAGATCCAGGCCGTCGAGAACCTGCAGCGGCAGGACATCCACCCGCTCGAGGAGGCCGAGCAGTACGAGCAGCTCGTGAAGATCGGGCGGTCGGCCGACGACATCGCTGCGAAAGTGGGCAAGTCGAAGTCGTACGTGCATCAGCGTTTGAAGCTGCTGTCGCTCTGCGAGACCGTGCGCAAGGCATTCGCCGACGACCGGATCACGCCAGGTATCGCGGTCCTGATCGCGCGCATCCCATCGGCCGAGGCACAGATCGAGGCGATGGAGGAATGCGCCGGCGACGACTTCGAACCGCCGAGAACGGTCGCCGATGCGCGCGAGTGGATCGAGCAGCAGTTCATGCTGCGACTCGACGATGCAGCGTTCGATCGCGGCGACGCCGAGCTCGTGCCGAAGGCCGGCCCGTGCACCACGTGCCACAAGCGCACCGGCGCGCAGAAGGAACTCTTCGCCGACGTGAAGAGCGGCGACCTGTGCACCGACCGCAAGTGCTTCGAGGGAAAAGTCGTCGCGCACGGCAAGCGCCGGCTCGAGATCGCGAAGGAGAGCGGCACGCCGGTGCTCGAAGGCAAGAACGCCGAGAAGGTACTGAACGAGGCGCGCGCATGGCGCGGTCCGAAGGTCGATCTCGGCGAGGTCTGCAACGAAGACCCGAAGCGGCGCACGTTCGGCGCGCTGATCAAGGCCGCAGGCGGCGAGGTGAAAACGTCGATCGCGCTCGATCGTTCGTCGAACGTCCACGAGCTCGCCGACCGAGCCGACGTCGTCAAGGCGACGAAGAAGCTCGTGAAGGTCGAGAAGGAGTACGAGCGGCCGTCATCGACGTCATCGTCGGGCAATCCGATGCGCGACCAGGAGAAGCGGTGGCGCGAGGAGGCCGAGAAGAAGCGCGTGCAGACGTTCGCGGTGATGGCCACCATCGTCGCGGCCGCGGAGAAGAAGGTCGAGGGGACGGCGTTCTGGCCGTTCCTCGCCCGGACGTTTCTGCCGTCGTTGATGCACGACGCGGCGAAGTGGATCTGCAAGCGACGTGGCATCGAGATCCCCAAGCGCCAGCACGGTGTCGATGATCCGATCGGCGCGCTACGCAGGGCGCTCGACAAGATGGACCACGTCGAAGCGAAGGGGCTCGCGATCGAGGCCGTGACGGCGGCGGTCCACACGTACAGCTTCTCGAGCTACGGCGACAAGACGCTCGCGAAGGAACTGCTCGACGTCGCCGCGTTCTACAAGGTCGACGCGACGAAGATCGCGGCCGCGTCGCTGGTCGCGAGCCGGAAGGTCAAAGCTGAGAAGAAGGCGGCGAAGAAGGGCTCGAAGAAGAAGGCGAAGGCGTCGTGAACGCGCCGACACTCCGCCGCGAGTCGAAGGTCGTCCCCGGATACGACTGCATCACCAATCCATACGGCAAGAACTGGTGCGGAAAGATCCCGAGCGCATCGCACGGCCAGCACTGCGACGAGTGGATCTACGTCGTCACCGACGGACGATTCGCTCTCGCCCTCGAGGTCATGTCTGGAGCGTTCCCCCACGGCGGCCATCGCGAGCCAGAGGGCGCAACGCTGTCGGAGCACTGGCCAGACGTATCCGGTGATTCTGCCAGCTGCCCCTGGGTCGACGGTAGCCGTTGCAAACAGAGCGTCGGCTACACGGCCGGGCGCGACTTCTTCGCCAAGCACGGTGTCCCTAAGTTCGAGCAGTCCGAGACGTTCTGGACGGCGCTCGAAGCGAACGTTGCAAGGCGACGACTTCACGCGATGCGAGAACGATCCGATCGTTCGCCGCGTCGACGACATGCTGCTCGCCATCGGCTTCCCCGACCCGGCTCGTGTCGACGCGATGCTGTCGCTGGGGATGAAGACGCCGGCGGCGCAGGGCGATCTCTTCGGCGGAGGGCTGCGGTGAAGCGCCGCCTCGACGACGCCGCGTGGATGGCGCGGAACTTCCCGAATGCCGACGCGCGTCGCAAGGCCGACGAGGCGATCGATGCGCTCGACCCGCACGCGCCGATGAGCGCCTACCTCGATGCGTGGCTCGCCGCCTACGTCTCGGCGGGCGGACAGACCCGTCTCTCCTTCCACTGAGGGCCCACAAGGTGAAGCACTTGCACATCTCCGATGAGCTATCCCTCTCCCTCGACGCGATCACGCAGAAGTTCGCGTTCATCGCCCGTTCGGGCGCCGGCAAGACGTACGCGGCCTCGAAGCTCACCGAGGAGATGCTCGACGCCGGCGCTCAGGTCGTCGTACTGGACGTCGTGGGAACGTGGTTCGGGCTCCGCCTCGCGGCCGACGGCAAGGGCGAGGGCATCCCGATCCCGATCTTCGGTGGCGAGCATGGTGACGTTCCTCTCGCGCCGCACCACGGCGCGCTCGTCGCGGACGCGATCATCGATCGCACGCTCTCCGTCGTCCTGGACGTCTCCGGCTTCACCGGCGGCGAACTCCGGCGGTTCGCGACCGACTTCGCCGAGCGGTTCTTCCATCGCAAGAAGACGCACCGATCGGCGGTGCACCTCGTCCTCGAAGAGGCACAAGTCCTCGTGCCACAACGGGTGATGAAGGGCGAGGAGCGCATGCTCGGCGCCTTCGAGAAGCTCTGCAAGCTCGGGCGGAACTACGGGATCGGCTACACGCTCATCTCGCAGCGGCCGCAGGCGGTGCACAAGGATGTGCTCTCGCAGACCGAGGCGCTCTTCGTGCTGCAGACGAACGGCGCTCACGAGCGCAAGGCGCTCGAGCAGTGGATCGTCGAGCAGTCGGGCGACAAGAAGCTCGTCGACGAGCTCCCTGGCCTGCCGGTGGGGACGGCGTACGTGTGGTCGCCGCAATGGCTGCGGATCTTCCGAAAGGTGAAGATCGCGCCCAAGCGCACCTTGAACGCGTCGGCGACGCCGACGTTCGGCGCGACGGCGAAGGCGACCGGCGAGCTCGCGCCAGTCGATCTCGAGGCGCTGCGGTCGGCGATGGCGACCGCGGTGGCGGAGGCCGAGAAGGACGATCCGAAGACCCTGCGGAAGCGGATCGCGGAGTTGGAGGCGAAGCTCGCGAAGGCGCCCGTCGGGCCACCCCAGGTGAAGATCGAGCGCGTTGAGGTGATACCGAACGTGGTGCGCAACGTTCTATCGATCAAAGCCGAGAAGCTTCAAGGCGCCGCGCACCGGTTGCGAGAATTACCCGACTACCTCGACGAGATCGCATCCGCGTTGCTCGCGTGCGTACGCGAGACGCCGGCGGGCGATCCTAAGGCGAAGACGCCGTATCCCACCAACGGTCACGCTGTTGTCGCGCCCGCGAAGGCGCCGAGGCAGGCCCCCATGCGCCCGTCGACGCGCGAGAACGTGGCTAGCGCCGATGCCGATGGCGATCTCGGCAAGGGCGAGCGCGCGACGCTCACCGCGATCGCGCAGCACGCGAACGGCGTGACGCGCGCTCAACTCACCGTCCTCACCGGTTACAAGCGCTCGACGCGGAACACGTACCTGCAGCGGCTCGGGGCCTGGAGGCTCATCGTCGAGCGCGGCAGCCGATTCGTCGCGACCGACGCCGGCGTCGCCGAGCTCGGGGCCGACTTCGAGCCGCTGCCGACGGGGGACGCACTGCGCACGCACGTCCTCGGGAGCTTGCCGGAGGGCGAACGAACGATCCTGCAAGTCCTCGTCGACGCCTACCCGGACGCCGTCGACCGCGAGGCGATCTCGGAGGCGACGACGTACACGAGGTCCTCGAGGAACACGTACATCCAACGCCTCGGCGCGCGCGAGCTCGTGGAGGTCGCCGGCGACGGCGTGAAGGCCTCGCCGATGCTCTTCGACGCATGATCTGCTGCGACTGCGTCTTCGATCTGAAGCGTCGATGCACCGGCAACTTCGGCAACATCCGCGGCGCGACCTGCTTCGTCTGCCGCGGCCGATTCGCGAAGTACGAGAGCGCAGCGCCGCTGGCCCGGCTGCTTCACGCCGTGTCGTGGACGAACGAGGACGGGACCGAGGGCGCCGCGCTGCTCTGTGGGCTCTGCATCGGCCTCATGGAGTCGGACGACGAGCTCCAGAAGCGATTCTGGGGGCACAAGGCGCTGCCGCCGCGTGCGTCACAAAACGAATGAAGCCGCCGCCCCCGCGAGGGGACGACGGCACAGGCCCGCAAGGCGTGTTGTAGTAGGATGCGCTACGCGAACAGCCTCAGCGGCAATGCCAGCGGCATCTTCACGGGTATCGGCGACTCCGCATGGTCGGCAACGAACGCGTAGGAGAACAGCACGATTCGCAGCCGCACGAGGTCGTCTGGCTCATCGAGCGCCGTCGCCATCGCCACGTAGGCCTCTTCGGTTTCGGGGGCGTCGAGAGCGAGCCGGCGGCGGGAGAGGACGGCCATCAGCGATGGAAGTGCGCGTAGAGGAATCCAATAGCGACCGCCAATCCCGCGACGACGGATCCGATCAATGTGGCGAGCTTGAGCCACCACATGAGCGAGCTCTTTGCTTTGGTGCGCTTCTCCTCCTCGTCTCGCCGAAACTCCTCGAAGAGCGAGTCGCGCGTGTCCTGCTTCGTCTTCGCGGCCAGTAGGGCGTCTAGCTTCGCCGTGTGCTCTTCCTGCGTGCGCGTCTGGTCAGCGAGCACATCGGTCTGCGTAGCGGTCTCCACCTTCACCGCCGCGACGTCGGCTTGCACTTTGGATACGTGCGCCATCACGGCCTTCGATTCGCTCTCTGCCCGGTGCGTCGCCTCCGATGCCGCCACCTTCGCCTCGCGCGCCTCATCGCGGGCCCGCTTCACCTCTTCGTTCAGCGTCGCGTAATTGTTGGTGAGCGTCGTGTGCGTGCTCTCGATTCGTCCAACTCGCTCCGACAGCGCTCCAACCGCGCCGAGCACCTGCCCGGTCTGCCCGGCGGCCTCCATGCGGGCATCGGTGATCTGCTTCTGCGTGTCTGAGAGGCGCGACAACACCTCTTGGATGATGTCGATCTCTTTCGTCGCGCGGCGCTGCTCGTCGCTCACGGCGCCCTGTCCTTGCCGGGCCAGGTGTCGTCGGAGGAGTCGGGCGCTTTCACCGCCGCCATCCGCTGGCTGCTCTGCGAGCGGTGCGCGGCGCCGTCAGGGCGTGTGTCGGCGAGATCGTCGGCGGTTGCGGCTGCGTCCTCGACCTCCCGCGAATGATCGGTTGCAAGGCCGTGTGCGCTCGAGCCATCGGGCATCGCGACCGGCCCTGGCGCTGGTGCCGGTTGCGTCGTCGCCGGCCTGTCCTCACACCAGGCGACGAATGCTGCGTCGTCGCCGAAAAACACGTCGAGGTCGACGTCGTACGGCACGCCCGGCACGCGCGGCGCACCATTGCCGCCGACCTGCCACGCGCGCGCCTCGGTCCACGGCGCCGGCATGAGTGGCGTCGTCAGCCCGTAGTCGTGACCCGTCGCCGGATCCCAACGATACGACGCGACCCAGAGATCGTACTGAAGCAGCTCCGACAGGTCGAGCCCGTGGAGCAGATCCATCACGCCTTTGCCGGTGTAGACCGTCGGGCGCCGTCCAGTCTGATGCCACACGAATGCGAGCCACGCGAGCGCATCGGCGAGCGCGACGCGCGGATTCGGTCCGATCCGCTTCTGATCCTCGAAGTCGAGCGTCGGGCGCAGCGTGAGATCGCGACCGTCGATCGCGCGAAGGAACGCGTCCGCCTGCGCCTGCCACGGCTCGGACGAGTGGAAGAAGTGGTAGGCGCCGGTGGCGAGCCCAGACGCCGCGACGTCGGCGTGGTGGATCGCGAAGCGCGGATCGTCCCACGTTGCCTCCGTTGCCTTGATGTCGACCCAGCGAAAGCCGGCAGTCGCGAACGCGTCGAGAGGCAGCCGCGGCGGCTGCACCGACGACACATCGGCGCCGCGCAGACGGCCCGGGACGTCCCAGGGGAGCGGCGCGGTCACGATTGGCTCCCGAACATCGTTCCGCCGCACGTGTTGCCGAACCACGGATTGTCACCGAGTCTCCACGGCGAAATCGGCAAGAGCTGCCGGTTTGGCCACGGCAGCAGCGGCACCGACGAAGGCACCACCGGCGTCGGAAACAGCAGCGCCGCGCGCACCGCGCACGTCGGACACGCGTCGACCCATGGCGCGCAGCCGCAGCCGCACGAGGGGCAGACCCACGGCGCTCGATTGCTCACGATTGCACCTTCCCCTCCGCCCAGCGCATCGCCTCGGTGAGCAGCAGCACGACCAGCGCGCCCGAGGCGGCCCAGCCGCCGCCGTCGTGGCCGGTGCCGAACGCGACACCGCCGCCGACGAGCGCCCCGACGAGCAGCGTGTACGTCGCGATGACGCGGGCGCGAGCGAGAAGGTCGGTCATAGGTACAGCTCCGCGTGGGCCAGCACGACGAGCGCGAGGCAGAAGCCGCACGCGATCAGCTTGAAAACGAAGGCAGCAATGCGTCGAAGCATCCTCACGTCAGCACCGCCCCGTCGCTCGCCGGTGCGACAGCTTCGGTGCGCCTCCGCACGTGCCATCGGTCGACAGCGCACCGATCGCGCGCTCGACCGTGCCGCACCTCGAGACGGCGTCCCTGAGCGCCAAGATCCACAGCCGCAATTGCAGCACTCGATCCGCGAGCACTTCATCGCGTCCGTGCCCTCGCCACAGCACCGACATCAGTTGCGTCGTGCCGATCTCGCCGAGCGCGCCGACTGCGGTACGCCGCCCGCCGCCCTCGCACACGCCGGCCGTCGCGACCAGACCGAGCTCGTCGGCGGTCCCGCCCTCAGCATCAACCGCCGCCACCGCATCGGCGAAGTAGCCTGGCGCGTCGGTCGCACTGATGCGCGCAGGCGACATCGCGGCGATGCGCAGCCATACGGCGAACATTGTACCGGCGAGCATCACGCAACCTCATCCGGCGGCGGATCCGTCGGAGCGCGGTGCCTGGAGACGACGCGCTCCAGGTCACGCGTCACGCGCAGCTCGGCGGCGGGGCCATCGCCTTCCTCGAGCAGAGCGAGGTCGATGCGGTAGTGCAACTTCCCACCTTCGTGCGAGACGGCCTCGTCGACGTACGGGTGGCGCGCGAGCACGGCGACGCAGTGCTCGGCATCCGTCGCGTCGCAAGCGAACGTGCAGAACTTCGTGCCGCGACCTCGGGGCATCACCCACCGGCCTTCTTGAGATCGTCCGCGAGCTCGGCGTCGAGGTCGTCCGCACCCGGCGCTTTCGTGGGCAGGATCTCTTCGATGCGCTGCGCGTGGTCCGGCAGCTTCTCTTGCAGCATGGCCGAGATCGCCGAGACGATGGGCGCGGCGTCGTTGTAGACGGTGCGCAGCGTCTGAAGGAACGACACGAGGAAGAGCAGGAACGCGGGCATGGTCAGCCTCCTTCCGCAGCGGCGTCGACGAGGATCGGGACGTCGGAGCCGCCGGCGTCCATGACCGTCGTCGACGTCGACATCGGCACCGGACACATCGGCGCGACGAGCGCAGCGACGAGACGCTGCAAGTTCTGCTCGGCGTCGGTCACCGACTTCGGCAACGCATCCTTCGAGAACTGCGACACGAGCGCTTCGAGGTGCTTCAGGCCATCGAATCCGGTCAGTGCCGCGCACGACACGCGCCCCTCGTAGGCGTTCTCATAGATGTCGAGGATCGATTGCCCGGTCAGTAACGCTTCGCGCGCGTGGTCGTATTCGCTCTCGCACTGCTTCGCGAGATCGATCGCGGTCTGCACCGTCTTCGTGTTGTGCTCGTCGGCGCCGACGTTGCCGAGCGCGCGCGCCGTCGTCTTGCAGACGTTCCACGCATCGAGCACGCCTTGCGCGCCGCTCGCGAGTACTGCGCGCATCGCGGCCGGATCCTTCAGGTCGAGCGCGGTCGGGGTCGAGCCTCCACCGCCGAAGAGCCCGCAGCCGGCGAGCGCGAGGCAGAGTGCGAGGATTGCTGAGGGCGGCACGATTCGGACGAGTCCGTCGGACGGCTTCGTCGGCGGACCGCCGGCGTCACCACCCGCATCGGAGCGCGTGAGCGGATCCTTGCCGCCGAGGATCGATTCGACGCCGACCTCGTGCACGACGATCGGCCCGAGCCCAGCGACCGCAGCGTGGATGATCGCCTGCTTCCACGGCTCGCCGCTGCGCCACTTCTCGATGCCGGCATAGACGACGCCGAGCGCGATGGCCGTCCATGGCCGCAGACGTTTGTTCGTAGAGAGCGGCCGCAAGAACTTCGGCAGCTTCGCGAGGGCCGCTGGCGACAAGATCGGCTTGTCCGACTTGAGCAGGCGGATCAGCGCGCCGATGACGAAGAGCGCGAGAACCGGCCAGGTGATGGCGGGGACTTGAGGCATGAGGACTCCGTGCGGCGCCGTGGATGCGTCGCATTGAAACGTTATGGAATCGACGCCGCCTATTGCGACGTGCCGTCGTAGACCGTCATCGGCACGCGATCGCGCAGCGCCTTGACCGCTTCGGTGAACTCAGCAGGCGTCGTGCCGGATGACCAGACGTCGCCTTCGTCGCCTTCACGGAGCTGCGCGCGCGGCTGCTTGCTCACACGGGCGAGTGTACGTCGCCGGCAGAGTCGGCGGTCGAGCGCGTCGTCGTCGTCATGCTCGGCCTAGTCTACGCTGCGCTCGGGCGAAGCGTCACGCGTGCACTAGAAATTCCGCGAGATTTCGATCACGTCGGTGGATGCTACCCCATCGACCATGAATGTGATGGCCTGTCGATTTGTAGGCGTGACGTTGACTCCCCCCTTCAGCCGGAATTGGCCGGATCCACCGCTAGCATTCACGAGGGTCGAGTTGCCATCACCGAAAAGCCACGTGAAGATTTGACCTGGAACGAGCACCGTTCCGCTCGGCGTGTCCGTCACGTTCGTGATGTTGGTCGCGCCCGCCTGCGTGATGTACATGACGCGCGCGCCGTGAATGCTTGGAGTCGTCTGCCCTTGGATGTACGGCCGCCTACCATTGACAGTGCCGCCATCGATCGTCGCGTAAAACGATCCGGTGATTCCGAATGCAACTATCTCCAGAGCGAGATCGGGGCTTTTATCGCCAACACCGCCGGAATCGAACTCGACTGCGTGAAGCGCCGTATCGACAACCACGCCAAACGCACCCGTGGCGCCGTTCGATCCGCTTGCATACAATACGCCGGCTGACGTACCACCGGATCCGGCGATCGTGTTGCGAGCCAGATTTTTCGCGCCCACGAGGTCGACGACAGCAGGGCCGATGCCATAACTAGAGGCATAGTTAGACTCGGCGACGTTGCCATTGACGACGATTCCGGTGATGTACTGGAAGTAATACCCAGCGACGAGCGACGCGTTGTCTGCGGTACGGATCTTGTTGGCGTTGCGAACGATGTTTCCGCTGACGACCACATCCTTGATAATCTTGAGCGGTCCGCCAGCCACGCGAATGCCATAGTTGGATACACTGGATGACGACCCGGTCGTGCTCGTACACGTGACCTCGTTTCCGGCGATCACGAGGTCTGTCACAAAATCGGCATTGTCGACAACTGGATCCGACGAGATCCCTTCGAGGACGTCGTTCAATTTGTTCCCACTGATGCGAATGCGAGTGCCTGCGTCGATAGAGATCGCCTGTGCGCCTGGGAACCCGTTGATCTGATTACCGATAACCTCGATGTCGTTGCAGATTCCGAACGAGTGCCCGTTCGTCGAATCGAGATGAATCGGCACCGTGAACACCGACGCCGGATTGGCTGGTGATGTGAGCACGTTCCCAGCGATCGTCCCTCCGTTCACTCCGCGATAGACCACCGATTCGGCGCACGCAGAGAATCGGCACGCACGCACATGCGCCGCAGCGCAGCCCTCCAAGAACACGGCCTGTCCGCGAATATTCACAAACGACGCGCGATCGATCGCAACATCTGTGCATGACGTTAGATGAATTCCGTATTCATCCGTAACCAGTGTCGAGCCAGCAATGTTGGCGATCGAGCACTCCACGAATGCAATTCGGCTCTTGCTTGTCGCTGTGAATACGGCCAGGTCGGGCGTCGTTTGCTTCACCTGCCCCGGCCCCGTGATCGTGACGTTACTAGGCAAATCTATCGCTACGGTGATGCGATAGTAGCTCGAGATACTGGGGAAGAAGAGTGTTCCGCCACCGGCAGCAGATATGGCCGAAACGGCGTTTATGATGAATGACGAGTCATCAGTCGATCCGTCACCGACCGCCCCATAGGCGCGCACGTCAAAGACAAGCGAGGAGCTATTTTTCAGCGCCACGCCGTTGAACGACACCGGCTGCACGTTCGCGGCGAGCGCGGCGAGGACGTTGGTCGGCGACGTAGACCCTCGAATCGCTGCGTTGATCTTCCCGAGATGCCCGAAGCTGCCTGTCTCGGTCGTCTCGTCGAACGCTTCGAGTCGCAGGCCACCGTCGGTGAGCACGTGTACTTCGAAGGTCGTTCGATAGCTGTTGTTGCTCGCGTCCGTGACGGTCGACGTGAAGCGCAGCGCGCACGCGACGGCCGGCATCACGAGCGTCGCAGTCTTCGTGACGTAGTTCACCGAGCCTTGCAGCGTTGTGTCGATCGACGCCGCGCTCTGCTGGTCGTCGGTCGTCGTGCAATGGATCTGCCAGGTCGTCGCCGTGAGGTCGACGAGTTGGATGGTGATCGTCGAACCACCGGCCACGTCGATCCCGGTCGTCGTCGCAGATCCGTTGACGGTGCAGATGGGGCTCGGGTTGGGCATTTTCGAGGTATTTTCGTGCTGGCGCTGGGCGTCGTCGTTGCGGGAATGGAGGGCGAGGCTCTACGGTTGAGCGCTCAGGCGGAGGTGTCGGCGATGACGAATTGGCTTTTCGCCGCGACGCTCGGCGTCGCAGGCTTCGTGGTGGTCACGGTGGGGTGTTCGAGCGCACCAGACGCGCCGGTAGCCGGTCAGGCATGCACGCCGGGCATCACGGTCGCGTGCGCGTGTCCTGGTGGCGCCCAGGGGGCGCAGGCGTGCAAGGGGGACGGCAGCGGGTATGAGGGGTGCGCGTGCGCGATGAGCGACAGCGGGCAGGACGGCGCTGTTCAGGACTCGCCGGCCGACACCGCTCCTTCGGCCGACGCGGCGGACGCGCCAGTTCTCGACGCCGACGACAGCGCGGTGCCGACTGGCAGCGATTGCCTCGCCGAGGGACCGAACGCCGTCTGCACAACCGGCGGTCTCTTCTACCAGTGCAACGACGACGCACCGCCGTTCGCTATCGGCTGCGCGCATCCAGGCAGCTCGATTCGAGACTGGTGCTGCACGACGGATTCATGCGTGCGATACAGCAGCTCAGATTCCGCATGCACGCCTGGCAAGCCGCCTCACGCGTGGTCGTGCGCGCCTGGGAAGTACCCGGCGACGTCGGGGTGCGTTCTCGCCGACATCGGTGGCCTCACCGTTTACTGCTGCCCATGACCGTGGGCCGGTTGATGGAGCCTGGCAGCTAGCGCCAGATCGGTACGAAGTACGTGGCGCCCGAGACGTCTGTGCGCTTCTCCCATCCGGCCTGTGCAGCGTTCGCCGGCCCCGATCCGCCGATGGTGCCCGGCGTCGCGTTCTGCCCACCGCCGTTCGCCAAAACGGCGAACTGCTCCGGGATCGGCGCGATGAAGAAGTCGGCCCACGCCAATACGTCGTCGCCGTTCGCCTCGACGAGGTATCGCCCTGGAAGCGCGAACGCGCCGATGCTCGTCGCGAAGAGCGCCTGCTGATTGCCAACGGCACCGATCGCCGCATGAGCGCCGTCCGGCTGCTCTCGCAAGATCCACGTGACGGACGTGAACACCGCCGCGTTGCTGATCGACAGGGCCGACTGGATGCCGACACCGCGACCGATCGTCGCGTACTGCGCGCCGAGCGCTGTTCCATCGACGACGATGATCGGGACCGTCATTGCGGCCGAAAGTCGCTAGCCGTGTACGAAATCTCGAGACAGTGGAAGACGTTGCCGGGCAGCGCGTTCGTACCGTTCTCGTCTTGAACCTCGAGCAGGTAGCAGTTCACCGTCGTGTCGATCGTTGGCGTGCCCGGGTTGAGCGTCAGTACCTTGACGTTGCCGTTGTTGTAATCGACGAGAGACACCGGCGCGTACGTCGCCGTCGACCCGAGCGTGCCGAGCACCGCGGCGACACCGTTCGTCGGCGTGAAGTACTTCAGCGTCGCGTTGATGTTGTTGCCGGGGAGACCCCCATGGCCCGCGACCGGAGTGAAGTACAGCTTGACGGAGAGGATCGCAATGTTGTTCCAGAAGCCGGGCCCGATCGGGATCGCGAACCGCGCGACGCTCGCTGTGCCGGCAGCCGAGAGACCGAGCCCGGAAGCGGCGATCGCGAATGGGCTTTGGAGTGGGAAGTCCGCGAAGTTGATGCGCCGTACCGGATTCTTCGCCGGATGCGCGCCTCCCCACTTCGTGTAGTCGTTGTTCCCGAGCTCGATGCTTCCGCCGCCGGACGTCGTCAGCTTGCCGGTCGCCGAGGTCAGCACGATCGGCCCGCTCGCCGTCGTCGACGACAGAGCGTCGATCTGCAGCTGCGAGTGGTCCGTGACGCGAAGGACGCCGGCGTTCAGGTTGGTCGAATCGCCGATGTCGATCTCACCAGGGGCCAGCACCGCAAGCACGCCGGTAACTTCGCCGGTGTTCTCGATCTTGACGTCACCTTGGATCCGAAGCGTGCCGGCAGCGTCGATGAAGATCGTTCCTGCCGTCAGGTGATGCGTGCCCGACGCGCTGTCGCCCGACTTGTCCCACGCGCCGGCGGTCTTCGTATCGAGATCGTTGATCTCGGCCGCCGTCACCGTACTGTTGGCCGGTGCGCCGGCGGGCCATGTTTTCGTGAAGGTCATGGATCAGGGGCTCGCGATGGTGGTGGTGATCGTGCCCGGAGAGACACCGAGCGTGGAGTTCGCGTTCGCAGAAACCTCGAGCGTGTAGTCACCGTCCGCGGCAGCCGCGACGACCTGCGAGTTGTGGAAGCTTGCGACGACGGTCCCGGTGTACGGGTCCGTGCCCGTCCGCAGCACGCCCCAGGTGTCGGCCGCGGTGCCGACCGCGAGCGTGAACGTGAGGTGGGTCGGCCCGCCCGTCAGCTTGAAGCCGTAGAAGTTCGCGTACACGCGCCCGGTCGACGACGCGCCCGTCGAGCCGGCGACGAAGAGGTACGGGAAGATCTTCTGCGTCCAGGCTCCGCCGTTCACGACGACCGCGCCGTAAGAGACGATTCCGATTGCTTGGTTGTCGAGGTTGCCTGCGGCATCGACCATGAACGCGATGCGACCGTTCGAATCGCGCTTGAACGCGGAGAACGTCACCCACGCCGGCACGAACGAATCGAGCACACCCGAGTAGATCGACCTGGCCTCTCGGTGATAGGCCTCGTCCGACATCCACGATGGCTGCTGCAACTCGATCGCGATGTGATGAACGGTCGACGACCAGTGCCCGGTGCCCGCGCTAGGGTGCGTGCCTGGCGGCGTCGGCGTGTTCGGCACGCCGGTCGGGAAGACGTCGACTGGGGTCTGGTTCACCGCCCACTTGTTCGGCAGGTAGTGGACCGACACGAACGTGCTCGGTAGCAGCGTCTGCAATAGCGCCTGCAGTCCACCGAGGTTCGACTTCTTGCCGATGAGCACCCACCGTGCAGCGACAGCCGTCCGTCGATCGGACTCGGTCGCCCCGGCCGGCGGCGTGATGCCGTAGATCTTCTCCCACCGCGGAAGGAAATCGCTTGCGCGGTACGGGTCGAACTGGTTCGCGAGCTTCTGGTTCGTCTCCCAGCCTGTTGCGATGGCGCGCGCGAGGCACGTCGACTCGAGCCACACGATCGAATTCGGGTCGGTCGAGTACGCGGTCCCGCGCTGCGCGATCATCGATTGCGTGAGCGTCTCGATGTTCCGACCACGACGCGCGCCCGCTCGGCGCGGGAAAGGGTCGAAACCGCCCGGCATCAGTTGAACCAGACGACCACGCTCGTGGCGGTATCGGTTGCCGTCCCCGACGCGTCCCAGACGTACACCTCGATCGTGTTCGCCGTGAGCACATCGCACTGCACCGACGCACGCGTGCTCCCCTTCGCCTGCCCCATGGCGCTTCGGATGTTGATCGCCCCTGTGTTTCCGAGCGGATCGGTGACCGTCGCCGGCAGCGTGATGCGGCAGTGCCCGGTGCCGATGTGGCTCACCGCCGGCGTCACCGAGAGGCCGTTGCCCCACATGGCGTCGCCGCCGGTGACGGTCGGCGTCGCCGATGACGTGAAGAGGACGAAGCCGCGGGCGCACGAGCGCGTGACCTGCGAGAGGTCGGAGAGCTCGCGATTCATCTCCGACGCGTCTTGGTCGGTCTGCGGGTCGACCTTGCTGATGCCGGCGAAGTTCTTGAATCCGATCGTCGGACTCGTCGGCATCCCGTAGTCGGTGACGGCGGAGTTGGAGAACGGAAGGGGCATGTGGGGGCTCGAGCGTTACGGCGCGTACCAGGCGACCTGTCGAGGGACGAAAACGAACGGCGCGGTGGCGATCGACGTCGGAAGAGACGGCGTCGTCGTGCCGCCGTTCTGGTAGCCCCACGACGCCGTGAGCACCTCCTCGCCAGCGTCCTCGAGCGCACGCAGGAACAGGTCGGTGAGCGAGTACGGCCACGACTTGAAATATCGCGGCTGACGAAGACACCGCGGCTGCAGCCCGGCGGCGAGCTGCTTCTCGTACGGACCGAGCGCGGCGAATCGATCGAGAATCGCCGCGAGGTAGTTCGGGCCGCTGAGCGCGGTCGGAAAGATGAAGTCGCCGTCGGCGGGGATGGACCCGACCGTCGAGACAAATGGCGTGTCGATCGTGACGCCGTAGCGACCTGGCGTACCGCCGGACGGTGAAGCGTAGGTCGTTCCGACGATGCTGATCTTCGCCGTGTGAAGCGAGAACGTGTCCCGGTCGATCCAGCAGATCGATTGCCCAGCCGTCGGCGCGCGCATCGACTCGACGGAGAATTGCGTCGACGTCGGCGTCAGATCGGCGCCGTGCACACGCATCCGCTGCGTCGTTGCGCCCGTCACGGACGGGAACGGATTGGCGTCGATGAAGCCTGTCCCATCACCCGGAGGGGAGGACGACGTCGACGCTGGCATCGTCAGCAGGAACGACACGTCCGCTTGCTGGTCGGCCGTCACCGTCACGACGCACTCCGTGTACGTCGGCACTTGCCCGATGGTCGATGACGCAGCCGACGACAGCACCGTCGCCGTCACCGTGCGCGACCTCGAAGCGGACGACGTCGCAAAACCAGCGACTGCCACGTGCTCGGTGCCAGGCCCGTTAGCCGCCGGGTACACGAACGCCTTCTGCACCGAGCCCGAGCCTTGCTCCGCGAACGCAGCGACCTGCGCATCGTCACCCGAGCCAGGCGCGTCCTGGATCAGCGTCAAGAGGCGCGTGCGTGCGTCGTCGTCCGACTCTGCATCGGTGCCGCCGGACGCTCCGCCTGTCGCTAGGAGCGCGGTCGGCTGCGCATACGCTGGCGGCGAGACCCACTTGAGCGAGGTCCCGGCCGGCAAGTTCGTCGCCGCGCCGACGCCTGCCGACTGGATCGGAATCAGGTCACCGTTGTTGTACGTGCCGCCGCTCGTGACGCTGAAGATGTTGCCGTTCGGATCCTGGAGCTGATCGCCGGTGATGATGGCCTGTGCAGCCGCCGTGGCGAAGATGACAGATCCGATCGACGGTTGCGCCGGACGCGGCGCGAGGCCGTAGATGGCCATGATGCGCACGAGGTTCTGCCCCGTGGCAGTGTCTGGCATCAGCTGGTCGGCCGAGAGCACCGTGTTGTAGCTGACGACCTCGACCTCGTTTCCAACGGCCTGCGCACGGATGTAGTCGTCCGAACCGGCATTGACGTTCGGGTTGAGCACACCGCGTGCGATGAGCCCAGCCTTCACCGCGCGCAAGTAGTTGTCGCGGATCTGATCGGCCGTCGGCGCGACGAACGCGATCGACGCTGCGGCGGTCGTGACGGTAGCCATCGGCGGTTCAAATCGTCGAGATGAAAACTTCGAGCGTGGAGAGGTCCTGCCACTTCACGCGTTCGACGACTTGCGACGCGCCGTTGCGATCGATGTCGACCGAAAGCAGCTTCGCGGCGTTCGCCGTCTCGAGCGGCTTGAACGCGGCGGCGTAGTCCTCGGCTCGCTTCTTCTTGTACGTGTCGAGGAAGACGCCTGGCGCGCGAGCGAGACCGCAGTTCGGATCGGCCGACGAGCCACGCACCGTCGCGATCGCGAGGTAGACCATCTGTTTGCCGCGCGTCGCCTGCACGCGGTTGCCGGTCGCGTCGTACTGGTAGTCCTTCGTCGCTGGGTCGATGAATACGGAATCGAGCGGCGCCGACACCGGAGCGCCCGGAGCGGCGACCGGAGTGCCGAATCCAGCCGACGAGGATCCAGCGGGTGCGCTTCCTGCTCCAGCCATGGGGTCACTCGAGAGGGCACGTCACGGCGGAAGCGACGGCGGCGAAGAAGGCGTCGAGCGCGACCTGCGCTGCGTCGAGCGCGCCAGCGATCGCTGGCGTCAACGGCACCGGCGGAAGTGTGATGGGTGAGATCGCCGCGATCTTGCAGCACAGCCGCGCGTCGAATGGTGGCGAGACGGGGATGGGCGGAATCGTCAGCCCACCACCGAGCACCGGAATGACGACCGGGGGGATCGCGAGGCAGGTCATGGCACCGACACGAGTAGAGACGTCGAGCCGGCCGTCGGATTTGTGGGCGACGGGACAGGTTCGGGCGTCGGCGTCACCGCGCCCTGCATGTACACGGGTCCGGCCCCGACCTTCACGGTGCCTTTGAGGTTGAGCGTCGACGCGGTGAGCGTGAGGATCGCGCTCAGGGCGCTGATCGGATCAGGCGCGCCGAGCGAGCCAAAGTCGATCTTCGCGCCCGAACGATCGTGAGCGTGGAAGCCCGTGCCGTCGATCCAGAGCTCGAAGAACGGCGTGTGGAGCCGGATCTCGGGCGTCCCTAGAACGCCGTTCGGCGACAGCCGAAAGAAGATCGTTCGCCCACTGTCTTCGTTCGTGTCGGTCGTCAGCAGGACGATGTCGCCGTTGCCCTTGAGCACGAGCCTCGCCATCCCGCTCGTCGCGTAGATGCACGTGTCGCCTGGCTTGAGGTTCTTGTAGATGTCCGCGGCGCGCTTGTCGCGCCCCGCAATCGCGAAGTCACGGTCACCACGCGTGATGACGAGAAACTGCGCAGCGGACTGACCGGGCGTCGGGTCCGCGGGGAGCGACGCGAAGCCCGGCTGCTGCCAGAGCTCGGCCTCGTTCGATTCGGGAACGTCCGAGAGAACGTCACCGAGTTGGAACGACAGAAGGTTCGTCACCTCCGAACGGATCGATGCGAGCACGTCTCGCACGCGGATGAAAGCGGAAAACGGAGGGGCCATCGACTATCCAATGCGGAGCAGACCGGCTGGGATCAGCACGAGATCGGTGTACGTGCCTTCGACGCTCTTTCGGAACGTCACCTGCCGGATCCAAAACGTGTCGTGAATGTTGAGCGCATCGTCGTCGACCGTCGCGATCGTGTTGACGCACCACGGATGTCCGCTGCGGGTGTGGCCTCCGACGGTGACGCGAAGCACGTACGCATGCGACTGCCGCTCGCCCATCTCGCGCTGGACGAAGTTCTCAAGCTGCGCCGGCGTCTTCGCTTCCTGATCGTGTAGGAACAGCGCCCAGTGCTTCTTGCGCGACCAGTTCGCGCCGGTGCCGTAGCGCCGCAGTTCCGGAGTGAGCGGAGCGAGCGTGCAGCCCTTGTGCTTCGCAAGGATCGACTGCACGTCGGAGACGATCGCGTCGTCATCGTCGAGCGCGACGAGCTCGTTGACGGCCGCAGACTTGAGCGGCGCGTGGTCGAAGTCGCCACCGGCGCCGTGTCCCGTTGCGATGATGAGCGACGGTTGCTCCTTCGTCGACCGGTCGACCTTGATCGAATCGTAGAACGCGCCGTCGCCGACTCGGTTCGTGATCGAATAGAGCGGCGCCGACGTGTAGTCGGGCGAGCCGACGATGATGGTCGACCCGAGCGAGTCCGACCACAGCCACAGCCCGAACCGTTTGCAGTGCCGAGCGAGGAACGCGAAGGCGCCTTCTCCCTCGTGCGGCTTCGCTTGCTGCAGCGTGAAGCTCGTCAGCGGCGGCGCAGATGCCGATACCTCGACGAGCAGCGTCGATGCCGGTGCGCCCGGCGCTGGCGTCGCCGGCGACGTCGTCCCAGCCGGTGGCGCTGTCTTGGCGACGATCGCCTGCCGGAACTTGTCGGAGTTCGAGAACGTCGTGAAGCCGAGCGGCGCAACGATCCGGGTGAAGAGATCGGCGAGCGTCATCCCCGCACTGAAGACGAACAGCGGGTCGACGCACGCATCGACGAGCCGGCCCATCGCGTCCCGGCATTCGACCGTGAGCACCGTCCCCGATCCCGGCGTGTGGGCGATGTTCTGCCCATCGACGATGCCGGTCGCTACGACCGCGTCGTTCACCTCGAGCTGCACAAACGTCCCTGGCAACAGCTTCGGTGCCAGGTCGTAGACCGCATCCTCGTCGGCGCAGACGAACGTGAAGCCGTCCGACGGCGTGAGGAATTCGCTGTCGACCGTGTACGACGACCAGACGGGAACTTCCTCGCCGGTGTCTAGGATGCGAAGCGTGACGAAGTCCGAGTCGGCCGACAAATCGAACGACACGGGTCACCCCTGGTAGCGCACGGACGTCCCACGCGGCACGCGCGGCGTGTAGATGAGCGCCGGGTTGAGGCTCACGAGGATCTGCACCGGGACGTTCAGCTCAGATGCAATCGCGCCAAGGGTCGTATCGATGCGCGTCACAAACGTCTTGACGGTCGACTTCACCGTCACGCTCTGCTGGTAAGCGAGCAGCGCGCCTGTGAGCTGCACGATGAGCTCGCGTGCGAGATGCGTCGTCGCCGAGCCGAGCGCCACGAGCGCGTCGCTCGTCGTCTTGAGCGTGCGCAGAACGCCCGGAATGATGGCGACACCGCGCTTCTCGAGCAGAGAGACGGTGTCGGATGCGGCTTGAATCTGAAAAAGCAGGCTCGTGAACGACGACATGACGTTGCCACCGACCGTGGGGAACTTCACGAGCTCGGCGTCGAGTGCTGTCGCCGAGACCGCGGCGAACGCCAACGGCGACGGCGTACCGAGCGAGACCGAGTCGTCGGTGTGCTCGACCCAGCTCACCTGCACATGCGCGCCACCACGTCGGCCGGCGTCGATCACCGACTCGAACGTTGCGCATTTCGCCTTGATCGTGCCGAGGATCGGGTGAAGCAGATCGTCGGTCGACTTGTCGAGGCACGCGAGCATGAACTCGCGGTGCACATCGGGGAAGAGCGAACTGTCGGTGTTCGCGCTCGTGTCGAACACTAGGCCGTTGTCGAACAGCGCCGTGCAGCTCGTGACGATGGCCTTACGGTCGGTACCCTCGAGCTTCGCGCCTGGACGATCCGGCTTCTCGTGCTGAACGATGCGCTGCGCGAACGACGTCCGTAGGTTCGCGATCGGAAACGAGATGCCGCGCCACGCGATGATCGGCAGCTTGACGAGCGCGTCGTCGATCTTCGGCAGCGCCACCGGTCACGTCACCCCGAAGCTTCGCGCCGCCTGCGACAGCAACCGCGCCGGGTCGTAGCTCGTGAGCTTGTTTGCCGCGGCGTTCATCGTGTCGCCGGCCTTCTTCAGCATCTCGGCGGCCTTCTGCAGATCGAGGTGTCCGGTCTGCGGATTGACCGCGCTCTGCGCCGCCTGCTGACCGACCTTGGCCTTGAGCTGTTGGAAGATGATGTTCTCCTGCTCGCCAGGAGAGAAGTCCGCCATCGTCTTCTCGGTCTTCACCTTCTGGATTCCGAACAGCTCCGGATTGAAGCCCGCCGTCTCGAGCGCCTTCGCTCGAATCGGATTCGACTCGAGCCCACCGCCGAGACGCTTGGCGATCTCCGCCTGGTCGGTGACGGTCTCGGACTTGTCGACGAACTGCACCTGCAACTGATCGTGGAGTTTCTTCAGCGAGTCGGGCAGCAGCCCGAGCTGGTCGGCGACATCGAGCATCGCGAACACCGTCAGCCCGGCAGCCTTAGCGAGCGAGAGAACCGCTTCTACTGCGGACGGCATCGCTGTCGCCATGCTCGCGAGCGTCTTCGCAATCGCCGGGCCCTCCTTGTCGAGGGTCGGCAAGATCGCGTCGATGAGCGTCACCTTCATCTTGCGGAAGGCCTCATCGAGCTGATACCCGGTGTCCGCTTCCGTCTTCTTCGCGTCCTCGGCGAGCTTGCTCGCGCCCTCGACCGGCTCGAGGATCCGCTTGAGCTGATCCATCACCGCGCCCTCACCCGCGGCGCCGCCACCGGCTGCCTTGTACGTGTCGGCGAGACCGAGCGAGCGGATGAAATCGATCGACGACTTGTTGAGCGCGCCGATCTGAACGTTCGCGAGGGTGCCCGCCTTCGGACCGCCCGCTAGCTCCTGAAGGTTCCCCTTCGTCACCGACACGATCGACGTCAGCGCCTTTGCGAGGTCCACCGCACCGCCAGGGCCCACGGCGCCCTTGAACGCGGGGTGGTTCTTGTCGCGTGCGATGTCGTCGACGAGCTTGTCGAGCCCCGTCACCGCAGCAGACGCCGTCCCGCCCTTGCCGGTGGCGGCGTTCAACAGGTTCGCGATCCCCGTCTCGCGTGCGGCCTTGTCGACGTCGGTACCACCGCCGGCGAACCGCGTCAGAAGGTTCTCGACCTTGCCCTGCTGGGCCGCGAACGCTTCGGGCGTCGTCGCACCCTTCGCCGACGCGGCGATCTGGCTGCTGATGAACGACTCGAACTGCTCGGGTGACAGGCCCGGAAGCGCCGCGCGCTTTCCGCCGATGAACTCGGCCATGTGCGAGGCGTCGAAGCCATACGCCTTGTTGGCTTGCAACGCGAGCGCAGCGACCTGCTTTGCTTCGTCCTGATTCTTCGTCTTGTTCGAAGCGATCTCGAACACCTTGGTGACGTCGGTGAGATCGGCCTGCGCGTTCTTGCCGTACAGATCGTTGATTGCCGCGCGAACACCCGCGCCCGATGCGCCACCGCCCATGCGGTTCGCGAGCTGCGTCGACTTCAGCCCGAGGTCGAGCTGCGGGCGAATGATGTCGCGCAGCAGGTACCCGCCGAACTGCGACAGCGCGCCGATCGCGAACTGCGCAGCGGATCCGAGCCCGTGGAAGACGCCCTCGACGACGCGGACGGCGCCCGTGAGCTGGCCCATCGGGCCGTGCAGCCCGAGCAGCATCGCGGTCGTGCGGCCGAACGCCTGCTCGAACGCCATCGAGCCCGAGAACTCGCGAAGGCCGCGGTTCGAGAAGCCCGTGCGGCGCGTGTCGCCGAAGATGTTCGTGTCGGCGCCGCCGGTGAACGCCGACATCCCGACCGAGCGAGAGAGTCTCTTCTTCTCCTCGAGGCCGCGCTTGAACTCGCGCACCTCTGCGTCGGCTTCCGCCTTCGCGATTCCCTCACGCACACGAGCTGCGCGGATCTTCTCGGCGCTCTGCGAGTTCTCTAGTTCCGAGATCGCATCCTTCGTCGACTTGAGCGCAGCGCGAACCTGCTCGAGCCCCACTGGGGCGAGACGGATTTCGACGGGGGGAAGGGACATCGATCACCGGCCTCGTCGGCTGTAGGCGCCGCCGTCACGCGCATAGAGCGGGCGTCGTCCGTCGGTCGGCAGTGCGCCCTGCTTTGGCGCCTTCTTCTGCTTCTTCATCCACTCGCGAGCGGCGTACCAGGCGAGGAGCTGTCCGTCGGTGAGCTGCGGCACCGGCGCGCCATAGTAGTGAACAGCTGAATCTTCAGATCCCAGGAGAGCTTGCCAAAAGGGAAGCGCTCGCCACCCTCCGCGATGGCGTCGATCACGGCCTGAAGATCACCGGCGTCTGTCAGCGCGTTCATCATCGGCCCGGCGAGCGATTGCAAAATCGCGTACTCGGTGATGAGCACGGCGATCTCGTCGGGCAACAGCTCCGACTCGATGTCGCTCTTCTTCCAGAAGAATGGCCGGATGAATTTCGGATCGTCCGGGTGCTTGCACGCGCGCGAAAGGATCTCGACCGAGGACGCCGAGACGTAGACGTCGAGGTACCCCTTGCCGATCTCGTCCTTGCCCGGGATGTTCCCCTTGCCGAGCTTGCTTCGCGCGGTCACCTCCGCCGCTGCCGCGCACGCCATCGACTCGGCCTGCGTGAGCAGGACCATCCGCACCTCGCAGAGCGGCTTGCCGTCCTCGCCGTTGCGAGGAAATGGAACCAGGCGAGAGGGCCTCGGCGACGCCGTGATGAGCGGCCAGTTGTCGCGGTAGTTGTCGAGCTGCTCGTCAGAGACCGGCATGCATCCTCATCCGTGAAAACACGAAAGCCGCGCTGGCCAACCGACGAGGCGGTGGCGCAGCGCGGCTCGCGGCGATGTGCGTCGCGCAACGGCGCGCGATTGAGCGTCAGGTGGCGTCGACCGTCAGCCAGCCACCCACGGCGCGTACTGCGCGATGATCTTGATCTTCTGCGTCACGCGCGTATTGACGCCGTGCGAGAGCGAATCGTTGTCGATCCACCCGAGCGTCGTGAGGATCGATCCGGCGGCGAAGAATTGAAACTCGACCGGCTGCGGTGTGCCGTTGTCGGACCAGAAGATCGACGGGTCGAGCTCGAAGCCGGCGGACGGCACAGCTGATTCGATGTCGACCTCCATGAACGCCGCGCCGGGTGAGAGTCCGGCGAGCGCCTTGACGACGGTCTCGACCTTGATCGCCTGCGGGTTGCGATTGATCGTGACGTTGACTTCTTCGGCGAGCAGCTTCCCCTGCGCCGTGCAGTAGATGACGGAGTACAGACCTTCGGCGGCCATCGTGTTTCCTTAGGTCCTCTCTCAGGCGACCTGGCTGACCAACACCGTGACCTGATGCACGACGTCCGCCGTCTGCAGCGGCACCGCCGACTCGAGACGCGTCGTGGGCGACGTCGCGCGATCGACCGTCATGTTGCCGATGACGTCGTTCGCGTTCTGCACGAGCCCACGGCCGCCGTAGTCGCGGATGAGTTGGATCAGTAGCGCCTTGAGGTTGCGCGGCGTCGCCACCCCCGCAATCGGACGCTGCGAATCCTTCGGATCGTCACCGATAGCCTTCGCCGACAGCTGCAGCTTGCACTTGGTGCCTGCGTCGTCGCCGAACCGGTCGCAGATCGAGACCTTGTGCCCATCTCGGATGCGATAGTCTGCGACGGACGCCGTCTGCGACTTCGCCGTGATGAGCGAGACGATGTACGTCTTGCCCTGCGCGTTGACGCCGACCGGCGTGATGCCGTTGTTGAGGCAGGTGATGATCTGCGCGCTCGTGAGCTGCGCGCCCGACCGCGGCGCCGGCACGGGCCAGAGCGCCGACGTGTCGCCGACCCCTTCCATCGTCGTCGTGCCGAAGCCGTCGAAGTTGAGTGTCGTTGCGCCGAACGAGAGCTCGACGAACGCGCGCGTCGCTGCGGTGATGGTCGCGAGCTCGCACGGAGCGATGTCGGAGAACGGCAGGTAGACGTACGGGACGAGCCGAGCGTTGTTGATCCCGGTCGCCTGCGTCGTGAGGTTCGAAAGCGTGCCGTCGTTGCTCGCTGCGCACACCACCTGCCGGATGCCGGTCGTAGGCTGCGCTTGCGACGCGACCTGCGTCAGCAGGCCAGAGAGGTTCGTCGAGCTCTGGCCGCCGTCGTCCGCGCTCACGAGGTAGTAGAAGCGGTACGGCTTGATCGTGGCGAGGACGTTCGTGTAGCTGTCCGCGGTCGTCCCGCTCGTCAAGAACGCCATCGGCGCCGTATCGGTCGTCGTCCCGACGCCCGAGCCGATGATCTGCGAGCCGACGCGGATCCAATTGCCGCGCAGACCCTTCTGCTGCGCGGTGAGCGTGATGATGCCCGTACCGCCGGACGTTGCGGCGACGGGCCAGTCTGCGTGCTTGTTGATGGCCGCGATCGCGTTCGTCTTGATCGTATCGGCGGTGTCGCCGCTCGTGATCGCGACGTCCTCGAACTCGTCTTCCACCATGACGCGCAGCGTGCCGTTCGCCGTTGCGGTCGTCGCGAGCGTGATGTTCTTCGATGCCTTCGCGCCGACCGATTCGAGCACGGCGATCGCCGAGATCGGGATACTGGTCCCCTGAAGGATCTGCAGCGCCCGCTTGTACATGCGGTACAGCTCGGAGCCGATCCCGAATCGGTTCTGCGCATCGGTGAGCGACGTGAGGCCGTTCGCCGGTCCGTAGATCACTGTGTCGGCGGTTGCATCGCCCGTCGAGAGCTTGTTGCCGATGAGGAGCAGCCCATAGACGGCCGTCCCGAGCGACGTCGCACCCGCAGCGAAGTCGATCTCGATGAACGTGCCGGGCGGGAAGCCCGTCGAGTCGAGTCCAGCGATGGGGATCGTCATCTGTCAGGTTCCTCGGATGGTCACTGAATGCGGCTGCCGGGCGGGGTGCGCGCGACGAAGACGACGTCGGTCTCGCCGTCCGCAGCCTTGGACTCGACGCCGACCTTCACGCCCGCGGCCTTCGCGGTGGCCTCGTCCGCAGCGAGCAATGAGCCCTGCTGCAGCTCGCGTACGTACTCGGCGTACATCTCGGCGTAGTACGGGCTCGACGTGGGGATGGTCGGGACCTCTATCGGCTCGCCGTTCGCGACGTAGCCGTGATGCTCGTCGGACCACGTCCGGCCGATGACGCGCTTTTCGCCGCCACGGCCTTGCGATTCGTGATGCGGCACGAGTACGCCGGGCGCCGTCAGGACCTTGAGCTTCGGAGGTTGTTTCATGGATCCCTGCAAACCGACATGTGCGTTGTCACTGCTCGTCGACGTTCAGATCCGGCGCTGCGCCGAACAGCCGCTCGAGTAACGCGCGCAATCGCGTCTCGACCTTTTCTTGCGCGTCCTCGGCAAATCCACGCGGCGTGATCCTTGACGTGCCGAAGTTCACGAAGCGCGCGTACTGCGCCGGTGGTGTGGTTCCGCGCCTCGCCGGTTGCTCAGGATCGACGTCGACGAAGAACTCTCCGTCGGCCGTCTCGTCGGCATGCACGCGAAATGCATCGCGCAGCGAGTACGTGCGGTCGCGAAACGCGCGGGTGTTTTTGAGCGACCGGTACCCGGCATCGAGCGATGAGGCCATCGCGCCAACGAGCGCCCGCTCGATGCGGGCCGACATCTTGTCGAGCGCCGCGGTCGCGGACCGGGCACGCACCGTCGCCGACGCGCCGACTGCCGCCATGCGCTCTCAGGGGAAGGTCGTCTTGACGTCTACGAAGTGATCAATGTTGTTCGAGTTCGTCCCGTCCGGATCGACCTGCACGTCAACGTCTGCCTCGGTGAGCCCGTCGTATGCACCCGCTGGCACCATCGTTCGCTCGAGCACGACCGCGGTCATCGTGACCGTCGGAAAGATCAGCGTGTCGGTCCCCTGCATCGGGCGGTAATCGACGAAGTCCGTGAAGCCGACCGTGTCGAGCTTCGCGAGGTCGTGCCACACCATCGCGTTCGATTGGTACGACGGGTCCTGCTGATTCGTCGTCCGGTTGACGAGAACGTCGAAGACGGCCTTCCGAAACGGCAGCAGGCGCTCGCACTGATCAGGCGGAAGTGGCGGAAGGATCCACTGCACGCCCCAGCGCGACTCGGTGTTCTCCCACGCAATCGTTCGCTCGCGTGACGTGCTCCTCATCCGATAGACGGCGAGGAGCGGGAACTTGTACTGCGTCTCTTTGAGGTACGGCGCCGGGTCGTACGACGACGTCTGCTTGACGATCGCGCTCGCCATGTCAGCGGCGCCACCGCCTGCCGCGGTGCATTCGGCTGTCCACCGAGCGAGCAGGTGTGACGTCAGGACCGTCGACCAGAAATCGAGCGCGTAGAAGAGCGCCGGATCGGCGTCTTTGAGCGCCGAGTTCGCGGTCGACGCCGTGAGCGGGTAGACCGCGTTCGACCACCCGAACGTTCCGCGTTCGAGGGCCACGTCGTCAGCTCACGTTCGGTTTGCTCGCCGTCTTCTCGACGATCACCCAGTGCATGAGCGCGTCGTCGATCATGTCGGCCTTGCGCTGATACCAGCCGCCCGTCGACGGAAACGCGGGCCCGTCGATCCGGTAGAACACTTCGGCGACGTTGCCCGACGTCGGAGGATTGACCTGCGCGAACGAGACGCCCGACCCGGGCGCCGGCTGCGCAAACGGTCCGATCTTCCAATCGTCTGCGGTGTAGACGCCTCCCGAGGCGACCACATCGCTCGCCTTCATTCGCTGCGCCACAACGCGGCGTGTGCCCTGCGCGTTCGTGAGCACCGTCGAGGTCGTCGTGCGCGTGCCGAGACCCGGCGCGCTGCCGCTCCACGTCGAGACGTACACCGTCACGGTGAAGGGACAGAGCCCGAGCTCGTCGGGAATGCCGAGGATCGTGTCGAGATCCGGCAGAAGTTCGTCGGCGAGCGTCACGGTCAATACATCTCCGACGTCGATGCCCCGCCGCCGCTACCCGAGCCACCGTAGCCGGTCGAGAGATTCTGCACGCCGAGCGCGCGAGCGAGCTCGTTGCGCAGGTACGTCTGGTACTCGTACATCTCGTCGAGCCGCGACTTGCTCTTGCCAGCGCCACCTGCGGGGAAGAACTCCACCGTGGTCGCCTTCGCGACGCCGGCGCTCGCTGCAGCCGCTTCCATGCGCCCGCTCGTCGGGCTCGAGACACGCGCGAGCCGGCGCAGGATGTCGCGCACGATCTGCTCGCCACCCTCGACCGTCACCGGATACGTCCCGGTGTGGGCGAGTCGCGAGAAGACGACGATCGTGCTGCCGCTCACCGACTCGACTACCGAGTCCTCTTGCGCGGCGTCGATGTCGAACGTGACGCGATTCTTGGCGGAAAAACCGGTCGCGCTCGACAGCGTCAGCGTCACCGGCTGCGGCGCCGTGCCAAGCGGCTGCGCTGCGACGACCGTGGACGACGTCGTCGTTGCGCCTGAATCGAGGTACTGCGTGACGATGTTCTCGAACTCGGCGAACAGGTTCGATAGCCACGGGTAGGCACCCGAGGTGAGGTTCGTGTAGCCGAGCTCGTAGCGGCACCGGATGATCTCCGAGTGCAGCAGCGCCATCGCTCAGCGCTCCGATCAGTCGTCGGCCGTGACGTAGTGGTACTTGATCGCGACCGTGTCGTTCGCGGTCGCCGTCGCAGCGGCCGTCGTCGCGATGAGGCGAATGAACATCTCCGGCGGCAAGCCGGTGAAGCAGACGCGCTTCGTCGCGGACGCCGAGATGGCGACGTTGGCGGGGTTGTTCATCCCGACGAGGTCGCCCCAGTTCGTGCCGTCCTTCGAGCCCTGCCACGACGGGGTCACCGTCAGCGAGCCCGTCTCGATGTGCACGGCGATCTCCGCCTCGATGACGGTGCCGCGCCCCACGGTGGCGACGCTGAGCTTGTTGCCGTTGACGACGGTGCCGGGGGCACCGCTGAGCGTCGTTGCGGCGAGCGTCGCCTGGTTGAGCCTGAGTTGGTTCGGGAAGCTCATGGTGTTCTTTCCTTGATCCCTTTCCCGTGGCCGATCAGGACGAGCGGACCGAGATCAGGAACCGCGAATCGAACGCCGTCGCGGCCATGTACGTGGCCCATCCGACGAGCGCGTGCTCGCCGAAGTTGTCCGCGGTGCTCGTCACGACTTCGGGCAGGCGCGTGAAGCCGACGCCGACGGCGCCAGGCGCCCAGAGCTGGCCGTACTGGATGTTGATGGAAGACGAATTCGACTTCTTCGTGAGCGTCTGCGACTTGAAGACGTGCACGCTGTCGATCGACTTGATGTACGACGCCTTGAGGATCGGGTTCGCGGGCGGATGGAACTCCGCGTAGCGCTGCCAGCCCTTGTCGTCGACGAGGTTCTGCGCCTGCTGCGGCGTGATGATGAGCACTCGCCGTCCGTCGGCGAGCGTCGGCAGCTTGCGCTCGTCGGCTTCCTGCACCGCACGGGTGATGGTGTTGAAGTCGAGCTTGTAGTCGCCGACGACCGTCGAGTCGTTGTCGGCGTGCATGTTGGTCGGATAGACCGCGGCGTCGCCGACACCGAAGTTCGCCGTAACGGTCGCGGCGGAGTCGCCGAGCAGCACCATGATCGAATCGAGGAACTTGTCCCAGTCGCGCTTGAGCTGCCGACCGACGAGCTTCGCGAGCGAATGCACGGGCAGCGATGCGTCGAACCGATCGACGCCGTACGGCGCCACGCGCGCATTGCCTGCGTCGTACGGTCCGAAGAACCGCTTGATGGTCATCGTCACCTGCTCGGACGACGCAGCGATGGGCGTCGTCGAGATAGTGGTGCCGTTCGGGACCTCGCGAGACGCCTGCGTGTACGTCGTATCGGCGTAGATCGGCCGGTTGATGCGCAGCGAGTGGCCCTCGAGTTTGCCGGACGCGAGATCCGCCGCGAACTCGGGCGGGGTCGCGATCATCTCTCCGAAGAGAGGATCGTCCAGCATCAGCTTGTCCTCTTCGAACGAGCCGTAGGGCGCGCCCTTCTGCCCGATGCCGTCGCGGCCGGCGATCGGCAGACCGAGGCCGTTGCCGTCGGCACCCGCGAGCGCCGCACGCAGGGCCATCTTCACGAGCTGCGCGTGCGCGTACTGCGGCTCCGGCTGCCGAAGCAGCATGGCCGACGTGCGGTCGACGAATTCTTGGGTGACGGAGGCGCGGCCGATGAAAGGCATGGCGGTGGTCCTGGTGACCGCGCGCGTCCCACAAAATGAAAAGCGCCCGCGACAGTGCGGGCGCTTTCAAGGCGAGTGCGGCGGCGTTGGTTACTTCTTGAGGGCGGCTTCGATGTCGGCCGCGTAGCGGAGGCGGTAGCCCGCGGCGTCGAACGGGTTGGTCTTCAGCATCTCTTGGTAGACCGCGAGATGGTTGACGGTGGTCGTCGGCGCCGCGGACGGAGCCGCGGGGGCGGCGGTGGTGTTCGCCGGCGGAGGCGGCGGCGTTGCCGTCGCCGGGGCGGCCTGCGCCGGACCGAGCATGCCCGACTTGCGCAGATTCGCGATCGTCTGCATCTGGCGCGTCGGGTCGTCGCCAGCGATCGCCATCACCGCCTGCTTCTGCACGTCGGTGAGCGCCGCCATGGACTCGGCGGCCTGCGCAGCAAACGCGGCCTTGTAGCCGGCGAGCTCCTGCTCGAGCGGCGAAACGCGCGCAGCGGCTTCACGGAGTCGTTGCTCCTCCGTCTTGTTCGCGTCCTGCAGCTTCTTGTACGCGTCGAGCGCCGCCTTGGCGTCTTTCGCGTCCGCGACACCGAGCTCGGCGAGCACAGCACGCGTCACCGTGTCGCGTTCTCGCGCGAGCCGGCCCGCGAGCCACGGCGGATTCTGATCGTCGGTGGGAGGCGGAGGGGGAGCACCAGCGGCTG